TGCTAAAATCAAATCTTGGATTTGGGCAAAGATCTTGGAGGTATGCTGCTGTTATTGATGGTGGTCAAATTGAAAAAATGTTTGTTGAGCCAGGAAAATCTGATAATGCTTCAGATGATCCTTATGGGGAAACAACTCCAGAAAATGTTTTGAAGTATTTGATTGATACCTCAAAACCAGAACAATTGAAATCTCATTCGGAGTATCTTCAAAAAAAGTATCCAGCACCAACATTTCCTTGATAAGTTTAATTCTTGATTGATATTAAAATCAACATTGAAAGACCCCTTTAAAGGGGTCTTTTTTTATAAATATCTTAGTGTTTTAGGTAATATCCAATGACCCTAGATCTTCATAACTTTTTTAAGTATTATGATGATGCTAATGCGAATCACGTAGCAGCAGTTCAGTGGTTGGAGGATAATCTTCCTGCTGAGTTTCTAGATGATTCTGAAACAGAATGGATTGGAATGTATAGAACAAAACCACCAACTCCAGCGGTGCTAGATGTTCCTTATTTCAATCAAGTAGATAATTATAGAGACGCTCATAGAACTTGTAACAGTTCATCGTGCGCCATGTGTCTTGCGTTCCTCAAGCCAGGATCGATTAAAGGTGACGATGAATATGTTAAAAAAGTATTTGCAATTGGTGATACTACCGACCATGCTGTACAGACAAAGGTTCTTACAGGATACGGTATCAAATCTCATTTTAGTTACAATCTTTCTTTTTCAGACATTGATAAGAGCCTTGATAGAGGAAAGCCAGTTGTTATCGGTATCCTTCATAGAGGTTCTTTAACTAGTCCAACTGGTGGACATATGTGTGTAGTCATCGGTAAAACACCAGATGGTAAAGGATATTATATCAATGATCCATATGGTTCACTCAACGATAACTATACTGGACCTGTGACGAATGGTAAGAAAACCATTTATACAAAAGCAGTTCTTAAGCATCGCTGGTGCCCAGGAGGAAACGATGGGTGGGGAAGGATCTTCGACTGAGTTTAAAAAGAAAATTCTGGAAGAAGTGAAAAAACTCACAAACCAAGGACGACATAAAGAAGCAAGTGAATTATTCGAAATATATTTTCCAAATATAGGAGGACAAAATGGCAAGGATTGATCTACACAACTTTTTTAAATTTTATGATGAAAAGAATCCAAATCATGTGAAAGCGGTTCAATGGTTAGAAGATAATCTACCCGTCAAGTATCTAGAAGATAATGTTGATTGGGCAGAGATTTATAGAGGAAAAAAGACTAGTGCTGCACCAGCTCCTGCTGCTGCAGCTCCTGCTTCTGCAACAGGTGGTGGTGATGATGTTCCCATGATGGGTCTTAAATTAATCAAAGAGTTTGAAGGATGTCACCTCAAAGCATATCCAGATCCTCTAACTGGTGGACTTCCAATCACAATTGGTTGGGGTTCGACACGCAAGAAGGATGGGTCACACTTCAAACTAGGTGATACTCTCACCCAAGCAGAAGCAGATTCACTTCTCATCGAGCAGTGTAAGAATGAATTTCTTCCTGCACTTCGCAAAATCCCACACTGGAATGAAATGTCTGATGGAAAAAGAGGCGCTCTGCTCAGCTTTGCTTATAATCTTGGTGCCGGTTTTTACGGCGGTGATAACTTTAATACTATTACTAAACGCCTGAAGAATAAAGAGTGGGATCTAGTTCCCGATGCTCTCTATCTCTATCGCAACCCTGGTTCTAATGTAGAAGCAGGACTTGCTCGTAGAAGAAAGGCAGAAGGTGAAGCCTGGAAAAAAGGATAAATAGTAACAATCATAACTGATTCTTGATCTTAACTGGTCTGAATCTACATATCCGAGTCCTCTGTGACTTGGTGAATACTTTACTTTTAAACAACTTTAGTTTGTTTCGTTTAGTACACACTAAGTAATAGAGGACTTTTTATGTCTTACGCTTCAAAGGCGCTTGCTGTAGCGTCTGCTCTTTTAATGGGAGCACCAACGGCATTCGCAGATACAATTTCTGGTACAGATTTTGAGTCTGGAAATACTTCTGGATGGAATACTGGAACTCAAACAGGAACATTAGACAGCACAATTACAGGACAGGGAACAGGTGTTAGTGTTGTCGATAATCCAGTAATCTTTAATGCACCTTCTCACGGAGCGGTAGGAAGTCCAACTCTTCCTGATAATTCTCCTAATCCATATTATCAACCAGCAGTAACTCCATCTACTTGGGAGTTTGCTCCTTATGGAGATGCTGGTGCAGCATTGCAACCAAATGGTCAATCAACATTTAACCAAGCAACAGAAGCACTCGGATTAACTGCAGCAGAAAACCAAGCAATCAAAGATCTTCTCATCCAACAACAACAAGCATCTGGATTAGGAAATCCAAATCCAACTGATGCTGCTTGGATTACAAAGTCAGTGACTTTGCAAACTGGAACAGTTTATACAATGTCTTGGAACTACATTGGAACTGATTATGTTCCTTTCAATGATGGTTCCATTACATCACTTGTCTATCAGGGGACAGGTTCATCTCCAACAGTAACAGTTAATAACCAACTTCAAAACTATGCATTACTTGGATTTACTAATCCAGGAACAGGTGACTATTCAACTGGAACTTATGGTTCTACTGGATGGCAGTATTCAACATATCAAGTAGGTGCTGATGGTGATTATCTCTTAGGATTTGCAGTATTCAACCTCGGAGACACTGCATTATCACCAGTTCTCTTAGTTGATAGTCAGCCTGGAACTACAACACAGAACGGTCAAGCATTTACACCTGTTGCTCCAAACAATCCAGATGCACCATCTGTTGATGAAGTAGCACCAACCCCAACTCCCGAACCAGAACCTACTCCTGAACCAGAACCTACTCCTGAACCAGAACCTACTCCTGAACCAGAGCCAACACCAGAACCTACACCAGAACCCACTCCTGAACCTACACCTGAACCTACACCTGATCCAACTCCAACCCCAGATCCCACACCAGAGCCAACACCAGAACCCACACCTGATCCAACACCAGAACCAGAGCCAACACCAGAACCACAACCACCAACATTATTAAACTCTGTTACTGTTCCTGCACCTGGACTTCCAGTTGTTGTTACTACCAAAGTAACTCATAATGCATCTGAGAAGGATGGAGTTCAAAAGATTAGAAGAGATTTTGCAACTACAAGTCAAACTCCTTTATTGCAGCAGGATACTTATAGCGATGGAACTGTTATAAGTTCATTACTTCTTTCTGTTGATACAAATAATACTCACGATGTTCTTTCTGGACGTATTGATCAACACGAAGTTTTAGATAAGATTGGTGGTGGATTACAAAACCTTCTCATCCACGAACCAACTAAACCTACCACAGATAAAGTAAGAGTATTCAGCAACAATTATTATGCTTGGTCTTATGGTGATTATGGATACACTGGTAAATCTCTGATTATTGGTGGTGGATTAGAAATTGATATCAAACCAACTTGGACTATTGGTGGTCAGTATAATAATGTCAATATTGATTTAGGTGGTGTTGATAGCACTTCTAATCTTGTTAAGAGTCATTATGGTGTGTTTAATATGTTGCGTGGAAACACACTATCACTTTTAACAAATGCTGGTTTCTCCCAGAACAAATATAATGTATCCAGAAATGTTCAGGGTATCTTTAATAATGAAAGTTCAACACAAGGAAAAGAGTGGTTTGTTAATAACAGATTATTTTGGCATCTCAATAAGAACGTAACTCCATTTGTTGGATACACTGTTGGTAATTATCAAAGAGATGGTTTTACTGAAACTGGTTCTATTCAGTCTAGAAGAACTGTAGATGCTATAAACAAAACTTCACATTCTGGTGAGGTTGGTCTAAATATTTCACATCGTTTTGGTGGTAAGAAGAAGGATTTATTCGGCATAACTGTCGGTGGTTCTTATGAAACCAGCGGAATGATTGAGGCAAATGCTTCTGTTGATTATAAGGAAATGGTAGTTATTGAAGGAATTCATCAAATTAATGATGGAGTTTCTAACACAGTAGTATCTGCAAAACTTAAATTTAAGTTCTAAAATCCTAAATATAAAAGACATCATCACAAGGACTGATGGATACGCCAAACAAAAGAGAAAAGTGTATGAGTACTGTTATTCGTATTGCGATTTTGGGTTGGTCTGCCGCTCTTCTTACTGCTAGTTATGCTGGGGCTCTATCTAAGATGGACCCCACTTTTATTGCTACTGTTTTCACCGCATCTGCTGCTACTTTCGGTATTAACACAATGAAGAAGGGTGGTGATGATGATGAAAAGAAAGAAGAACCACCACGTAGAGAAGTCGTAGTGGAACCTACACCAGAACCATCAGCACCAGAAGTTGCTGCTGTAGAACCAACTCTTGAAGAGAGAGTTGAAGTATTAGAAGGTCAAGTACAACCACGCACAGGTGGAGCATAATGGCAAAGTCTGCAAACAAAGGTAAGAAGGGTTCTGCTAATAATAAAAAGCAGAATCAGGGAAATGCAACTGCTAACAAAGCAAAGAATGGCGGCAAGAAAAAGTGATTGAGTTTGTGACTTTAACTATTGTTGGACATATGGTAGTTGGACCTAACTTATGCCAAACTGATTTTTTAGGTGATACGCAAATATACACATTTACATACCAATGCCAAGAGAATGGAACACTCCTAAACGAGAGTGTTGGAATGCTCCCATCCACAAAATACTACAAGCAATAGACAATCACACCCGTCTTTATATGGAGACGGGTGATTTTTGGCATGAAGAACAGGCCCAGATATTGAGGAAGTATGTAAAAGATTTGAAAATCTGGATACACAAAGAAGAAGGTTGGTGGAACGAATGAAAAAGTTATTCACCTCATTTGGTTTAATTTTATCATTATCATTTCCTGCAATAGCATCATCTTTAGCATCAAAACAACCTACAGTCAGACCTTATAGTGCAGAGGCAATGGGTTGCATGATTCTTTTAGAATGCACTGAGGGTGTAGAAAAACTTTCAGTGGATTCTGAATTACTAAAAAATCCAGACTTTGATCCATTCAGAGAGGAATTGAAAAGGATTATTACCGCTCTTGATAGTGTAAATGTTCCAGTTTATGTTGCCCCAGAAAGATATTTCACTCCAAGAACGGTAGGGTTATATAAACCAAACTACAATCGTTTCTTTGTTAATGAAACTCTTCTTAAAGATCCAAGAGAGTTTTTAGGAACAATGAGACATGAAGGATGGCATGTCGTTCAGGATTGTATGGGTGGTGGATTGCAAACATCCTTTATGGCTCAAGTCCATCAGGATAGTGAAATTCCTGCTTGGATCATGAAAAATACTAGACTTACATATGAATCAATGATGCAAAGTCGTGCAGTTCCTTGGGAAGCAGATGCAAACTGGGCAGAAGAACAGTCAAATGTAACTGCTGAAAAGATAGAAATGTGTGCTAAGGGTCCTTTATGGGATCAAATTCGTCCTACACCAATGACTATGGATTGGTTAATTGGATGTGGATTTATGAAACCACAAGAAGGTAAGTATCCATATTATCCAAATAAAAAAGTAGAGTATTGTACTGAAGGTAAGTATTGATGGACCAGTTCCCTTGGGGTGTTGTAATATTATTATCCTGCGGACTTGCCTTTACTGCATATATCATTTACTACATATTAAAGTTAGCAAACGAGGAGAT